CTCAAAGGTCTTTACACACCTTCGAGTTTCCCACATCAAAGCTTTTCTAGTTTTCTTGACGTTTACATTCAAACCTCTCTACTGCTACACGTAATGGATTTACATCTCCGTGCTCTCCGTAAACTTGGAATTGACTATGACACCAGTCCTGGTTTAGTCCACCTTTACAATGAAGAGGCCCCAACCCCCTTCTCCGGACACCCCTTCTTTAAAGAGAACTATCAGAAGATAGTTAACTACTTTCTAGAACAACACCTCTACTCTGATGAGTTAGATACTGTTAAGAATGGCTACTTTCGTAGTCCAATGTCCCTTGAAGCCCAGTATGCTGACATGACCAAAATGTTGCAACCCCCACTTACCCTTGACAAAGATGAACACTTTATGAGTGCTTTCTCTTTAGTAATGGATGCCTTTCATCCAACCAAGAAGGTTAAAGTTGTACACTATGTCCGTACTAAACACTATCCGTGGCCCCTTTCCTCCAGTGTTGAACGCCCGTTCTCTACTGACAAACGAGTCCGAGAATATGTAATGAATAAACATCGCGCAGGTGAAATTGAAAATGAGAAACTCTCTTTTCATAACACTTTCGACTACGTTTACGGCGCTTGTCGCCAAGTCATTCACAATATCAAGAATGGTATGTGCTTTACAGGTGATCTTACCAAAGACAATCTGTTTGCTATAACCGCCCACTTTAGGCCTGGTCTAGGTAAACCTGGATCTACTGCCATAAAGAACCGTCTTGTTTGGGGAGTATCTAAGATATTTCTCATAGCTGAATGTATGTTCATGTATCCACTGTTTGACGACTATCTCCGTCACGGCAAATCTCCAATGCTTTGGGGATACGAAACCATCCTTGGAGGATGGACTCGCCTGTATGACGAAGTACACCCCCTCATAATGCACCGCCCTGCTACAGTTATAACTGCTGATTGGTCAGAATTTGACCACAGAGTACCTTTTGAACTGATCGACATGGTAATTAATGCATCATGGGAATATTATGATCTAGGCTACTATGCCCCAGATTATAGATATCATACCCGCTCAAACTGCAAATATGACATCGAACGAATTTATAACTTGTTTCGTTGGACTATATACGCTACGCTCTCTTCCCCCCTAATCATGCCAGACGGCAAAGTCTGGATGAGAACTAGGAACGGCATTCCCTCCGGAATGTTCCGAACTCAATGGCTAGATTCTATTATAAATGGAATTATGATCACAACAATATTATCAGACGCTGGATTCAACATCCAATCCGATTTATTACTTAAGGTTCTTGGTGACGACTCTCTGTCTGTCATCTTCGCTTTTGTCCCACCTGTTCAAAGAGAAGGCCTTAAAACCTTCATTGCGGAAAGAGCCCTAATTCGCTTCAATGCGAAACTCTCCCTCGAGAAGACTGAAATTTCAGACTCTCTATGGGATATGGAAATTTTAGGATATCGCAACTACCACGGATCTGCTTACAGAGATCCTCTCAAATTGCTTGCTCAACTCCTATACCCCGAATCAGAATCTCCGACCTTCTCCTCACTAATGGGAAGATGTGTTGGTATCGCTTACGCTGATCTTGGTCGAAGCCCTCGCCTCTACCGAGTTTGCCGCGACATATTCAAATATCTAAAGGATTGCGGAATCAAACCCGATTCTCGCGCAACCACCAGACTTTTGTCTGGGTCCAAATTTATTGAACATAGAATGGAAGTCGACAACTCTCGCTTCCCTGATCCAATCGAAATCCAGAAGTACACTAGAATCCCCTACCACAGGAGTTCTAATGATAATGATCGCTACTGGCCCCCCGAAATCTTTCTTCCTGATTTCCTCTCGGAAGAAGAATCTGTTTTGATTAAGTTAAGTAACTTGTCTCTCTGACTAGTTATTAATTTTCTTTTTCTTTTTTTACCGTTTTCAGATTAAA